GCAGAAATAAGAGCCAGTACCGGGAGACGTACTACACCCTGCCGCAGCTACGCGCACAGAAATAGAACTGCCCGGAGTAACGGCGCGATTATTTTCATACGCGACACCGCCACCGCCACCGCCACCGCCGCCAGAGTTCATAACCACCCCATAGCACGAGACGTAACCGTTCCAACCATAACGTCCGTTCCCACCCGCACCAATAGAAACAACAGAAACTGAGGTAACTCCAGCAGGAACCACGAATGTGTAAGAACCGGGGCTTGTGTAGGTTGCGCAAGTTTGAACAGGTGTAACGCTATTACTAGCCGCGCTTTCTGGGCCTGTGCCTATTACATTGGTTGCTTTAACAGTAAATGTATACGCTGTATTTGTTGTTAACCCAGAAACAGTAATAGTCCCCGAACCTGCTTGACTCAAAGTGCCCGTAATGCTACCCGGAGAACTGGTCGCCGTGTAACTTGTAATGGTCGCACCGCCATTGCTGGCAGGGGCTGTGAATGCCACCGTAGCAGTTGTTGCACCAGTCGCCGTAGCTGTTCCAATCGTAGGAGCGCCGGGTACTGAAGCTGTGGTCACACTGTTTGATGCCGCGCTAGAGGGCCCTGTACCGCCCGGAGTTGCACCCTTTACCGCAAAGGTATATGCAGTGCTTTGCGACAGTCCAGTAACGCTGATCGGGGATGTGCCAGTACCAGTAAAGTTACCGGGAGTAGAAGTCGCGGTGTATGTAATCGACCCCGTACCAAGGTCAGACGGTGGGGTAAAAGGAACCGAAGCCGATAAACCAGAAACGCTAACAGTCCCAATCGTAGGAGCGCCGGGGCTTCTTGGCCAGATGCCCGAAGCTACCGCCTGCGTATTTTGAGATACTGTCCATATACCAGCGGCAGAGCTTGCCGAGGTAGTTGGAACCGTAGCCGACAAAACCCCACCCTTATAGCGTCTGCTCATAACGGCTCCTTAGCTTGCGATGAGTTCGTACGAAATCGTGTAGGTCAACGCGCTGGTTGTGCCCGAAGTGACCGAGATTGATGTGCCTTCCATCAGGTAGATTGCAGTGGTCTTGTCCGTCACAATCAGCGAAGCTCCAGTAGGCACAGAAATCACACTCACCACGGGGTAAGCTGTACCGCCTGAAGGAGCAGAGCCTTGAGCCACAGCGCCGTTGGTGTAGATTGCCACCGTAGTGTTAGCCGCTGAAGCTGTGGTGTTGGACACAACAATCTGGTTAATCTTCATCACCGTGCCAGATGCCGCAGCATTGGGCAGCAAGACAACCGCAGTTGTAGC